CTTGAATCCAAGCTTGTTCTTTCGAAGAAAGATCTTGAAGCCTGGCTTCTAATTCCTTTTTTTCTTTAACAAGTCGCTTTATCCGTTTTTCAGCGCGCTTGCCAAATACCTTTTTATCCTTAGATTCTTCTGTATCTTCAGATTTTTCTACTTCCTCTTCTTGTTCAACTTCAGATTCCTCCTCAGTTTCTTCTTCTGGTTCAGTAGTTTCTTCCGCTACAACTGGAGCCTTGATATCTTCAGGCTCTTCAGACTTGACTTTCGCCTCATCTTCAGATTTTTCGTCTGGAAGTTCTACAACTATCTCATCTTCATCAAGTTGTTCTTCCTTTTTATCTTCGTCTATCATATAGACCTCCTTCGGTTGCGATCCGCGTTATACGCTTATGTAATATATTACACTATATATAGATTTTATGCAAGTCTACTTAGCGGATATTTTATCAGGATCAGGAACAAGGGCTATTACTTCATCATCATTGATAATGGAATAATCCTTCCCTTCGTATTTAAACTTAAGTCCTACATATTTTCCCGTTAATACCCAATCATCCTTTTTACACCAAACTGTGGTGGATTTATCCATATTCTGATAACATTCTGAGCCCATATCAACTACTTTTGATATGACGCATGAAAATTTAGCCGCCTCTCTTGAGTCATCAGTTAAAATAATGCCCCCCTTTGTTGTATTAGATATTTCTCTTGGCTTAACTAAAAGCCTGTAACCCGTAGGTTTTGGTAATTTATTTGTCATTGTCAAATAATGTCTCCTGTTTATAAAGTTTTTTATGCTCGTCTCTTACCCTGGCTTTCATATCCTCCAGGGTATGAGCAATTCCTAACATGTACTTATATGTGGGAAAATCTTCAGCACCTGGATTTGCTATCTGATCTTTATTGATCTGAATAGCTTCATCCAATACTTTAAGTAAATTAGTCTTTAATGTATGTGCATCCATTGTATCTCCCGTAAGTAATAGTAGTTATATTTTCTTAATATTAATAGCCGTGTCTTTTCCTTTATTTTCACCTATTTCAAAAGAGACAGCTTCCCCCTCTTGCAAAGTGTCAATACCCGCTTCTTCCAAAGCAGATACATGAAGGAATATATCTTTTCCCTCTTTTTCGTTTTGTATAAATCCATATCCTTTTTTTGGATTGAACCATTTAATTTTTCCTGTAGTCATTTTATTATTTTAGTTTCCTTTATAAAAAGGGGGCACTTTGACATGCCCCCATGTTGTTTAGTTAATTTTTATTTGTCTAGCTTCTTTTCCTTCAGGAACAATCCTGTGTAGAAATACTTTTAACAAACCATCTTTTAACTCAGCGTCTTTTACCTCTACATCATCTGCAATTGTAAAAGTTCTGGAGAAATGTCTTTTTGCTATACCCTTGTGAAGTATACCGTTTTTCTCCTCTGGCTTTTCTTCCTTGACAGATTTTATAGTTAATAGACTTTCTGCGAAATCCACGTGTATATCATCCTTACCGTATCCCGCAAGCGCAACTTCAATGTTGTACTTTTGAGATCCAGTCTTGACAATATTATATGGTGGATAATTTCCAGTAGTGATGTATAAATCATCTTCAAACATTCTTTCAAAGTGACTGAAGACATCATCAAATCCTATTGATATAGGTCTAAGCTGATTAAAAATAGATAATGCTTTATTCATAATAACCTCCTTGTTAAAGCAAGATTTATTCGACTCCTTTCGGCAGTCTTGAAATGTAATATATCATATTTTTTATATTAATGCAAGGCCTTTATATCAAGCCTATCCATTTACAAACTATAAATCCTATAACTAAGACAGCAACAATTATTGAAACTATCTTACCTTTTTTGCTTAAGTTTTTCCAAATATACATTTATCCTCCTAGTATTTGAGTTTGGGTGACTTAGATTTAGATGACTTCTTTTTATTTTTATTCTTATTGCTTTTTACAACAATAGGTTTAATAGCCATTCCTTTTCTAGTCTTCATAGCATTTGCAACCACATTTTCCTCCTTAATGTTTTCCGCGCTCAACGCCTTTTATACGTCCCTTATTACGGGAAGCATAAAATACTTTAGTGCCTTTTTTCTTTCCATACTTTTTCTTCATAGCACTCATAACTTTTTTTCCTTTTTTAGTTAAGGGCACTACTTCATCTTCGTTGCATAGATTAATTTTTCCGCATCCTTCATAGCGTCATTCGTTGCCTTAACTGCAAGTTGTTCTTCTTTGAGTTTACGATCTTCATCCTTGTTCTCATCATCAATAATTACTTTAGATTCTTCTAGATCCATCTTGTCTTTGTGCATCCTCATTATATCAAGTTGTTTCTTCGCACGCAAGGCCAGATCTTGTTTTTGTATCTCGACTTGCTCTTGCTGTGGATCTTCCGTTTCGCCCGCCATTATCTTGGCTTTTTCCTCATCAAGTTTCAATACCTTGTCCGCCGCATTAGCCGCCATAAGCGCTATTTGATTCTGCATCTGCGGTTGCATTTGCTGTTGCTGCTGCGGAGGTGCCATGATTGCCTGCTGTGCCTGTGGATCTTGAACCATCTGCGCCATTTCTATTTGATATTTCAAAGCCAGATGTTCCTGTATGTGAGCTATTAAAAGCTGCTGCACAGGTGGACTTTGATACGCAGGATCTTCCATGAATTTTCCATGAACAATAATATGCGCGTCATGATTCTGGTCAGGCTTAGCTTCCAGGGGTGCCCCCTTGAGAGCCGCCATGTTTTCCGTAATGGGATTTGAACTGAAAGGCTGTTGTTGTTGTTTTAAATAACGCTGGGGTTCTGACACGCCCATCGCAGCAAACAGCTCCATTCCGATCTGTTCCATATTATAGACAGCGGGGCTCTGTTGCGCGATAGACATGATAGCATTTATTTTCGCAATCCTATGTGCTTCTGTTGGCATGTTAGGATCGGATACAGGTATGACATCAATACTCTTAAGATTGAAATCTTTCCTGAATACTTGCTGTGCACTACCTGCGACTTCGTAGGGATACAAATCTGGAAGATACTCACTGTCTAAACGAGTGAGTACTCGCAAGTCTTTAGTTAGTGCTGCGTGTAGACGCTTATGCACAGCGTTGAACAGTTTCGAAGACTGCTCAAGCAGGGCCATGGTTGTGCCCACGGGCCCATAGTTTGTTGCCTGATCCACCACGTTATCCGTGGCATCGGCAAATTGGGATGCAAGTTTGGCTGCATAATCCATTAAGTTAAATAAAGTCTGTGATGGTTCCTTGAAAGGAAGTATCTGTAAAGATTTTCCCAAGTCACCAGCGGGAGCATTTACTTCCCTAAATTCACCTGGTTGAATGGGCTCGTCAGGTGCAAGGACACGAAGACCGTGTGCCTTGAATCCACCTGGCAAGTTCGCAAAGGTACCTGCATCTAATAATTGACGCATAGAGGAGGTAGCTGTTTTTGTTAATCCGCCGATTAAATGTATATAACCATAACCATAAAATCCCAAACCAGGAATCATGGTATAGTGGGTAAAATACATTTTCTTTTTTTTCATAGGATCTTCTTGATCCCAGTTTCTTCTAATGCATAAAATCTTCTGGTCATCTTCCGTCATGTGAACAATGTACGGAAGCTTTAATTCATCTTGATCTTCAAATCCTGGAAGATTTATATTTGTATGTATTTCCAAAATGGAAGTATATTCATCATTGTCCGCAGGCTTTGTCACGCCCACTACTTCATTCTCTAATTCCTTGGCTCCTGTTTCATTTATATTATAATCAGTACCAATATCAATATCCCTGAACATTCCCAAGAGTTGCATTTTCTTAATTTCATTTTTTGACATTAAATATTTATGCGTATACCGTTCGGCGCTTTCCAAATTGGTTGCATAATAATCTATAAAAAAATCCTGGGCTTTAATAAATTCAGTGCATGGCCTTTGAAGTGACGGGTCCCAAAAAGTTTTCTTGAATCCCGTTCCATACAATGCTACATGAAATAATAACTTATCCAACTCAGGGCCATATTCAGGCATCTGGATTTGAGTTTGCCAATTTAAAAATTGCCTAACCCTATTTGCCTGTTCTATCTTTTGTTGAGTCTGTACGCCCATGATTCTGGTACGTACAGGCCCCTCGGTCGGAAATAATTCCTTGTAAGCTTTCGCTTGAAACTTTACTACCGCTTGTGCTAATACAGGATGTGTAACTCCTGCCGATCCTGGAAATGATCCTGCTGAATCATCATACTGTAATCCCAATAACTTAATTCCGTCTTCCGCAATTTCATCATATTCCTGTCTGGAATTTTTATCCCTTATAAAACCTTCCTCCAAATCACTTGCTGTTTTTTGAATGTCCGCTTCAGGCATGGACTCCGCAAGGTTTGAATCAAACTGTGTATTATCTGGTGCCTCCTCTTCAAGAAGACCCATAGCTTCCGCTTCATCCAATTGCTGTTGATCGGTTAATGTAATCTCAGCACCACCATCAGGTGTTGCCGTTACATCTGTTGTATTAGTCGGTATAGGAACTGCAGGTTGCAATTCCTCTTCTAAATCTATTCTCTTTTCAATTGCCATATATCCCTTTATGTGTAATAACGTCTACTTTCCCTATTATAAATCTCTTTCTCCCTCTTGTCAAGCCATGTATCTTTGGTGTGGGAGATATATCCCCCGTTGCGCATCCATATTAAAGCCTGCGAAAGGGTATCCATGTAGTCATCATGACTACCTGTTGGGAAAGTTCGGGCTTCATCTATGACATCCATAGCCCAATCCTTTTTAAAGGGGGCATATATGCGCTTATTATGAAATAAAGATGTTATGGAATAAGCCCTGGCCACCTTATCCCTGTCAGGTTGAAACTCAAATATGGGTAATCCTGTCATTCGCAGGTCCTGGATCAAGGATTGGCCCGATGCCTTCTTCTCAATCAATATGGAATCAGGTTTATGCTCTTCATACTTCTTAACCGCCTTTTCACGCAGGGTTGGGTAGTCCCAACGCCCTCTTTCTGCCCCTAATAGTACCAAATTAGGTATATCAAACCCCGATTTAAAGACTCCCCACGTAGTTACCGCCGAATAATCGGCAGATGTCTTGGTTGAGAAGGCTGTATCCCAGGATTGTATGATATAATCACATTCAGGTGGGGCAGTATTGTCCCAATTCTGCCACCAATCCAGCTTTATTATGTTTCCTTCCTCATTTGTGGGGGTTTGACCATATAATGCGTCAAATTTAAAGGAAGGTGTGTTGTTTTTAGTACGAATTATCTCTTCTGTTGTCCAACAAAAGCCATCTTCATGGTCAGATGCAGGCCAAAAGGAGTGTCCTAGCTTTAATTTAGGGTATTTCTTTGATAAATACCCCTGTTTTTTTAAATCATCATAAGCTTTACCTAGAATCTTTAAGGATTCCGTGGTATTTAAGGCAGGAATACGTATAACTTCCCATTCATCCGCCATGGGAGTATCATCTCCCAAGGATAATAGATGCCCCGCCAGGTCATTCTCATGCCAACGTGTCATAACAAGCACCACTTTACCGTGAGGCATCAATCTTGTGCGCAAACCAGAGGAATACCACTCATTAAGGCCATCCCTTCTGGCTTTTGAATAGGCATCCTGCTCGGATATTGGGTCATCTATGATGGCAAGATGGGCACCAAAGCCCGCTATGCCTGATCCAGAACCTGCTGCCAGGAAAGATCCCGCCTCTTCTCCCTTGTATTGTAATCCCCAGCTATTTGCCGCGCGGTTATCCCTTCGAATATTGATGTGTGGAAAAATATGCTTGTACTGTTCAGTATTAATGATGTCACGAATGGCCCGTCCAAAGCGTGTTGCCAAGTCGTCACTATGAGACACAGCTATTTCCTGCCAATACGGATTGCGCCCAAGCGCCCATGCT